GTCTTGCCGTCTGCGCCGATCCCGTCAGAGAGTTCTGACACGCTGTCTACCATTTGCAGGATGCGTGATCCCACTATGGAGGCCATGTGTTCTCTCTGTAACGCTGGCCCTGCGAACGTGCGCATACCTGCCGTGTTAAGAATCGCCTGCTGTCCCACGGTTGTGACTCATGCCTGCCTCACTCCTGCGAGTGCTGACGAGTAGGTGCCGAGTTCGAGGGTTGAGTCTGTCTGTGAGCGGAGCTGCAAGGCCCATCCTGGCACGTCGGGTGTGTTCATCACCCAGTAGTCACCGAGGTCTCCTTCCAGTATTCCCTCGTTGGATATTGCCTGTGCGAGGGTCATCGGATCTCGTGATGTTCCCATAGGAGCAAAGGCGAATCTCAGCAGTATCTGGTGGAACGCGGAAATTTCCTGCGTCCTCTTCCTGATCGTTTCCTTGTTAGAGGTGAGGATACCGTGTGCGAAATTGCTCGGATCTCCTCCCCTGTCTCCTATGTCCATGCCCCATCCGCTGAAGGCGTGAACAAAAGGGACGAAGCCCCACGTATTCTTCTCCATCCAGATCGGTGTTGCCGATCTTGAGGCCGGAGTGCCGTAGGGCGGCATAGGGTTGGCGACAAGTTTTACGTGCCAGTACGGTGTCCAGTAGTCCCATGTCTCCACCTCGTCCCACGGGTCTCTATCACCCATGTCGAATATATCGGCATAGCGTCTTCTCTGCCGTTTCTTTTTCATAACTGACTGTTCGTACAGTTCCTGCGCCGTGATCTTGGAGGTCTTGACCGCCATTGTCGGGATCTTCTCACGGGGGTTCATCAGTACCGATGAAGGGTGAGGGACTCTTATCCGCATCGGGTTAAATGATTTTCTATTGGCCCTGTATATCGTCTTTGCGGCGCTGAACTCGTCTTCATCCTCGTAGTCTCCCTCCACGGGAGCGGAAGGTCTGTCTGCGAGTCCTGTCAGCACGGGTGCTTCAACAACTGCATAGCCGTGTGCAATGAGGTACTGTGCCACCATCTTCCACGGCAGGGTGGGTTCGTAGAGCGCGGCATCGTCCATGACTGCTTTCAGTCCATGTTCGAGGTTTGTCGCGTCCTGTTTATGCTGCTCGGTATCTCCCACGGGTTCCCTGTGGATGCGGGGAGAGAAGCTCATCATCGTATCTACGGCATGGTTTACAAGGTGGGTGGGGGTGGAGTCATAGAATATGGGTCTACCCTCGTAGTTGCCTGACCACACCTTGAACCTTCTCTCGTAGTAGGAGTCGTTATCACGGAACTCCTCGTGGGCTTTTGACCACAGCTCCCCCATCTTGGTGCGGAAGCGGATAATCGTGTCCACATCGGGTCTTTCCCTTAGATCAGCCATAAATATTTCCTGTTTTACTTATGCGAATGCGGGCATTCGTATTATCTTCGCATTATTCACTATACCCCGTTCGTTCTTTACCATCAGCGCAATGCCGAGTGCCATGACGTAATCGTCGTGCGCTCCCCCCATTGCCTGCGGTTTTTCTCCAGGTGCCGCTATTATCGTTGAGAACTCATCCAGTCCGTACTTATTCGGTATGGTGAGGTGTCCTGCGTTAAAGGACGCCCTGAGTTCGTCGAATAGCTGCTGCCTGCTCATACGGTCTGTTCTCCAGCCGTAATCACGTCTCATCTGCTTACCCCTGCCCACCCTTCTCCTGTAGAGGCGCGGGTAGTTTAAGTTACGTACCGTTGTGAGGGCCGTATCGGAGAAGTTATTCTCGATACCCCAGTCAGGATTATGGTACACGTCGAGCATCTCTGCCGATGCTGTTGCGAAATCCTCCGGCTGCATGGTGTTCGTTACGAGATCTGCAACCACGTAGCCGGAATTAACGTCCACAACTACGGTAACGGAGTAGTCCATGCCCACTCCGGAGGCAACGTCCGTGCCTGCAACGTACCTTCTTGCCGCTCTAGGTTCCTGGTATATGCTGGCAGGGCCGACTGAGCGTATGGGGTTGGTGCAGTCGTCAGCCATGCCAGCGATCATGTCTCTATCAAATATGCTTTGCGCCCTTGGAGGGGCTAAAGCTTCGAGTTCCTCGCCTGGATATTCCTGTTCCATGAACTGTTCGGGACTCATCCCTGCAAGTTCGATAGCGGGAACGGTGTCTTTCACACCTGCGTACCACTGATCTGTCCTGCCTGGTCTTGCGTGCCACGGCACAAACAGCTTATTCCACCCGTTATCGGGTGCGTTCCTGTATATCTCTTTAAAGAGGGAACTCATTTCCCTTTTATTGGACGTGGAACCCATGATCATCTGCCCGCCCGCGTCAACGGTGGGCTTTACAGCAGCGTAGTTCTGCGCATGGTACTCATGAAAGTCCGCTTCGTCCTGTATTACCACTGAAGCTGTCTCTGAACGGCCTGCATCTTCCGTGCTTGGCAGCGCCACAACCTTTGAATCGTAGGACGGTATGCCTATCTCACCTCTCGCATCGGGCGATAAGGGCATCTGCCACTCTGCCGGCAGGTTTTTAAGTATGAACCTCACCTTGTCAAGTAAAGAATATGCCTCCGTCTGCCCTTTAGATATCATCAGCACGTTCGTGCCAGGGCTGAACGTCAGCAACCACGCAGCGTACGCGGCAGTTGTCCACGAGAAACCAAGCTGCCGTGCCTTTAACACGGTAACAAGCCTGTTATCTATCATGGACTTAGCAAGTTCAAGGAGGTAAGGCCATTTCTGGAACGGTATCGCACCACCAGACACCCCTGAATGAAGCTGGCTCCTCTCAAGGATCTTCACATGGTCAAGGAAATCAGGCTGCTCACCGTCAGGAGAGACGAAATTCCTCCGCGCAAACTCCTTCTCTATCCTCCGTACAGCCTCTTCCCTGTGCTTTTCAGGCAGACTGGCCGTCGCCACTATCTACGCCTTTTTTTAGGCTTTAACTTTTTCTTTTTCCCGTATCCAACACCTTTAGGCATATGAAACTCCTGAATGAGAAGACGCGGATTTGTTGTACCCGGTATCGGTTAAGTTAGTTCCAAACAAGGAGGGGTGAAAACCGAATACCCGCGCCTTCTATATTAAAATACCCCATCTCATATATAAATAACAAATTTTCCCCTCAGTGTGCTTTGCAGTTATGGGCGGGCATTGATGTTGTCATGGCAAATTTCTCATCCCTGACACCCCCGAAAGAAAGAAAAGAACCAAAAGAAAGAAAGACCGTTATTATATCTTTAGATATATATAATAACGACCCTATAAGAGTACTCGTAAAGCATATAACGCTTAGTCACAAACCGTTATTAGCGTTATTAGCTATAACGGTTTTAACGCATTCGTAGCTAAAGCGTTATTACCGTTATGCCTAAACCGTCATTGTAACGGTACCTTGCACAACAACAACAACCCAGATCCCCACAGGGACTCCAAGCATCTAAGGAAAGGATGCGAAATGCTGGGATTTTTGGGCGCGAATTGTATCTCCCCCCCTCATCCCCGCCGGTGCGGTCGCGGGTGACTATGCTAGTGCAAAAATAAGGGACTCCCAAAAAACTTTCGAGTAGGCTAGTGCAATGTTCCCGCCATGCCGCCGCTCGCAGCCGCCGCCGCTGCTGCTAGGAATAATTGTTGTTAAGAAATTTCTCTATAGTCGGCGTCGATGGTGTCCCCAGACTGTGCAGGTCGTGCTTCCTTCAATGCCTGCAGCAAGTGTGCGGTGTCCAGTTGTGTGAGTGTGCTGTCTACTGATAGCGATGCGCTTATTTCACGTTTGTCGACATATAGGCCTAAGAGCTTGCCGATATGAACGATAGATTGCATAGCTGTTGAATGCTGATTCGCCGCTCTTGCATCGCTAACAGTTTGCGCTAGCTGCGTGATCAACCAGTCCTGCGTTACCTCTAGTTTGTCGGCTTGTTTCTGCTTTTTAACCAGGGCTTGCGTCTGTAATCGTGCAATTTGTGTTGAGATCTTGTTAAGTCTTAACATCCTCGACGCAGCAGCATTAACAACATTGTCGCTACTTGCGCTATATCCAGCCGCTATGTACGCCTGACTGCCATTTCCGCCATTGTTAACATATTCCTTAACAAACACTTGCTGCTTTTCTGTTAGTTCGTCTTTTTTCATGCATGGATTTTATCAATTTATGACTGATTTATAAATACCATGCAATTCATGCTACTTTATTGTTGACATATACCAAAAGACTATGATACAATTCCCACAAGTTAGTTTTTAGATTCAAATAGGGAGTTTAGATATGACAGTTTCATATACACCAGCAGAGGAACATGAATTACTAGGCGGGATCCAACGCGTATATAGGTTTGAAAATAACTATGGCGCGTCGGTTATATGCCATGAGGGATCATATGGCAGTAAAGGCCATAAGTGGGAGTTAGCCGTTTTGTATGGTGATGTCATCACATATGATACACCCATCACTAGCGACGTTATCGGCCATTTAAGTGCCCAACAAGTACAAAAGATCCTAAGCAAAATTGATCAATTAAGTTAATTTAATCGGGCCTATGTTGGCGCATAGGCCCTAATCATAAAAGTATGGGAGTACTAATATGACTGTTCAAACCATAGCACAGACAGGCGTTAACAGTTTCTCAATAAAGAAATGCGACGCTTCCCGAATGCCTGACGGTTATTTCTACATCCGCAAGGATGACGCCCCTGAATGGGTCGTTGAGATAGTCAGGGAAGCACACGACAACGGCGATTACTTCACCATGCTCCCCGACGATTACAAGTATCAATTTGTGGTTGACGCCCTTGAAGCTCTCGCCGACTCCGACGATGTAGATAACGCCAGAAGCATCATGCACGACGGCGTAGATATCACCACCTCAAGGCTTCTTCACTGGGTGCAGTCTCACGGCTACCGCAAGGTATACGCCGACGATCATATACAGGAATTTAACCCCGAAACTCTCGACGCTATTCTAATGGGCGCACAGTACATGGAACGCGATGAAGTTTTCCAGATCGTACTATCCGCCATTGAAAACCTAAGTTAATTAATCGAAATAGGGAGATTGGAAAATGCAATTCTGTTATGACTATCAGGCTGATCGATACTGTGAGAAATGCGGTCTAGAAATAATAAAACAACTGGATGAACTTGACCAAATTGAAATGAAAAATAATTCCGATCTGATGCATAGATCCCAGCTTATGGATTACAACGATTCAAATAACTATCCACAGAAAACACGTATTAGTGAAATTTCACCCGATTCACCTGATCATTGCGGTAATTGCAACGTATTTTTAGAGCATGGATTAAATGATGAATGTAAAAACTACGTGCTAGATACGGCTCATTGTGAGTTGTCCATGTCGGGTGAAATAAGTTTGATTGTTAAGCAATGGATCAATTTCTGGAATATAGACATTAAAAGTTAATCAATCGGTGGGGCGCGTATACCAGATCACGCGTAAAGGAATAAATCATGGTTGATTCATTTAATGAATTTAAAAATGATATGTGGAACTTTTGGAAAAATGATTTATTTCATGATCGTCCAGAAGATGCACTGCAAGACTATAACAAGTTAACGGTTAACGATTGGCAAGAGCTATATATAAACCATATTGAAAAGCGAATTGAAGATCTTAACTACGATTTGATCATTGATTTACGTTGGATACTCCCACAGGAACGAATAGAAAAAACAAGAGATATAAAAGCATACAAGGCACTTTTAAAAACATTAAAAGAGGGAGAGTAAAAGATGGTACAAGAAAAAACTGAATATAGACTTTGGCTAAATGCTTTCGGTCCCGATGATATTTTCTATGGGGATACACCAATAACCTCAACAGAACTCTGGATTTCAAAACTCCACAAATATACTCAAATGGGTGATGGGCGTTGCACCATTGAAATCAGCATTGAGGATGCCATTGAGGGCGTTGAAATCATCAAGAAAATTACAGGAACAACAATGACGGGAATTCAAGAATTTGAGGATGGGGAATGGTGGGAATGGTATGACGAAAATGGGGATCGTGCTGAAACCGTCGCTGATCACGAAACAAATTAGAAATAACCAAATTTGGGAGAGTAAAACATGGCACTAATCTATCTTACTGATGAAGAAGCAAAGACTGAAACAACAATAAAAAAAGCCGCCATCAGATACAGCAAAAAATACCCAAACCATTACATAACTTTTTTTCCTGTATTTGGTTTAACGGTAACTATCCAAAAAAGACTGAGTGTACATACGCCTGATGATTCTGTTTTTGACTGGTATGTATTAAATGGAAAAGTTAAACCATTTACAAAACGACAAAAGATAAAAGCTCAAAATGCTACAAATTGGGGCTTCTAGTTCTAAAACCAAACAAGGAAACAGGGAGAGTAAAACATGTGCGATATATGCGACATAAACCACACGCCGAAGCGTTCGGGCCTATGCCATGAATGCAAACGCGGATTCGGGCGCAGGGATAGCGAATTACGCAGATCCCGCCGACTATCGAGAACCACAAAGAGAATATAACTAGAAACCTAGAAAAAGTTAACAGTATACAAGGGGGAAAGTAATGAGTGAAGAACTACAGCAACACTGCGGTACGTGTACCACACAAGTGTTAAAAGATAGCGTCATCCCAAATATTAGTATCGGAGATTTATGCACACACTGTGGCAAAAATACCATGACTGATGATGACCTATACGTTAACCGGATTCCCAGTTGGGCAGATGGAAAAGTAATCCTAAATGGAGATGTAATCCTGAATGTAACAATCGATGGTTATATGTGTCCTGAATGTCAGGCTGTTGAGTGTGATGAGTGTGGAGAATCCACTCTTGATTACGAAATACAGGACACAGACCCACCGCGATTACTATGTGCAGATTGTTTGAATAAAGAGGGGGAATAGAGATGATTGTCGTTAAAGTCAACCACTTAAATCCTTACAAGGACAACTTTGGGACGCGCCACATGACACTCGTATTCAGAGGTCTTCGGCTAATTATATATACCTTTAAAGGGGGGAAATGATGCAACACACACAAGGATCATGGGCAATTAGTGACACAAGTATCAAGGATGAATCAGGTGCGTTTATATCAGATATACATGCACCCAACCAAGACAATCCATCCTTGGAAAATGGAACAGACCCTACTGTGGCTACAACATGGTATCGGGCTATTGAAGGAGAAGAAGAAGCCAATGCAAGGCTCATAGCGTCTGCTCCTGAGATGTTAAAGACTTTAATAGACCTTCTTGAGATCATGAACGATGATCATTACAAGTGCGACCTAGACTCAGATCAGGAATGCGACCTGACAGATGAGGGCGGTTGGCAGGTTAAGCATTACAACATGCGTCTAGCTATTCAAGCCATAGCAAAAGCTACAGGCCAGAAAGGGGGTGAATAATGGGTAAAGCAAAGCTATACGAGGTGTCTGGCACTCACTCCCACACTAGGATCCTGGTCGAGGAGCGTTCGTTTAAAAGCGTGAGAAAACTAATCCGACAAATCAGAAAGAAGGTGACACGATGAATAATGTTGAAGAACTTGAATTGGAATCAATACAGGGGTTAGAGGATAGCTGTCCTGATTGTTTTAGCACGATGATATGTCCTTCGTGTAATCCAGAAGAGATGACGGCAATAGACAAGGACATGCGGAATCTAGCCAGAATGGCTTCTGATCAGGAAGCAAGGTTCCTTGTAGATAATTACTACATGGCGCAAGGTAACAGAATTAGAGCAGCAAGCCAGATAAGAGACTGTAAGAAAGAGGGTGAATCTACCGAACTATTAGAGGTGAACCTGAATAACTTTAGGTTTGCTGAGAACCAGTTATTCAAGATTCTGGATGAATACAGTAACAGCAAGGAGCTTGGAGTATGGGCCAGGTCTATACATGGAATAGGCCCAGTGATAACAGCAGGACTGCTGGCACATATTGACTTAGATATTGCCAAGACCCCTGCAAGTATATGGAGGTTTGCAGGGTACGACCCTACCTCTGAATGGAAAAAGAATGAGAAGCGTCCCTTTAATGCAAAGCTGAAAGTGCTGTGCTTTAAGATAGGTGAATCCTTTGAGAAGGTACAGAACTCTGACAAGGACTTCTACGGTCACCTTCTGGCCCAGAGGAAAGAGTACGAGATAGCTAACAACGAGTCAGGCAAATACGCTGAGACTGCTGAGAAGGCTCTAAGTACAGGTTCCTATAAGAAAGAAACAGTAGCTAAGAAAGCCTACGAATCAGGCACGCTACCAGCAGGGCAGATACGCATGAGAGCCAAAAGATGGGCCGTTAAGCTGTTCCTCTCCCACTACTGGGAAGTAGGCAAGGCTCTCAGTGGTGACCTACCCAGCGACTGGAAGCCGTGGGTCATTGCTATTGGTGGGCACCAGAAGTATGTTTCCCCACCAAATAAACCACCATCACTGATGTAGCAAAAACAGCGAGTGAGCCAACGTTCGGGATGTAGCAGCTGATTAGAGCGAGCCAAGACAACCGATGTAACAGGCATGTTGAGCGAGCCAATAAAGGCGATGTAGCACAGAGAGGAAGCGAGCCACAGAAATTGAGGTAGCATTAAATTTGAGCGAGCCGACTAAATGGATGTAACAAGAGAAAAGTGTGAGCCAACCATTGAGATGTAGCAATGTTCGTGAGCGAGCCAGAGATCCCGATGTACCAGAAAGTATGAGTGAACCAGTTAGAGAGATGTAGCATCCATAATGAGTGAGTCATAAGCTTTGATGTAGCAGGGTAAATGAGCGAGCCGAAGTTCCTGATGTAGCATGACGAGAGAGCGAGCCAATTAACTGTAGATTGCTAAACAATCATACAAAATAAATGTTGACACATACTAATTTATAGCATAAACTCAGGCCAAGTTAGTTTTTAAGGAGAGTGGAATAATGACCGCCAACCCCATCCATTACGCGAAACCAACCTCGGTTGCCTGCCCTTCATGTGGATTTCCCCACAGGGTCGTAGACACTGGCACATGGCTTCGTAAATGCCAGAACGATTTAGACAGATACGGTAACGGCGCCCATATAGAGGGTAAAGAAATCATCAGTTCATACGAATGGCAAAGACAACAGCATCCAGATAAAGAGCCTATCGCATGTGAGGCTCAGTTCTTTGTCCATTCTCACGTTCAGATAATCGCACGAGTTTCACCTGTGCAATGGGAAGGTGAAGGATGATGACAACTGAGGAATTCAGAAAAGAATATTTTGCCATCAATATGATGCGGTTCGCATTGAGATACGCTACAGAGTCAAAGCTTTTAAACAACGAGCATAAATGGGATGTTGTTGGTCACGAGATAGAGGATTCTCTAACACAACAGAATCAAGCACTCCATGACCGTGCTATCACGCCGTATGGGTACGCTGAGAACTGGGAAAAATGGTTAGTGACCGATGAATTCAAAGAACTTGAAGAGCAGGCACTAAACCTGATGCGTAAATACAGAGACCAGGCAAACCAAAGAATAAACGCTTATAAACTTTTAAATCCAGATCCTGTCTCTATCAACGATCTGGACAGCACCGTGGAGAAAGTTTCAGCTCTTGGAAACAAGCTCCGCAGACAGCTCGGAGAAGATTCAAATGACTGACAACATGAACACACGGCGTATCAAGGTTGTTGGCCAAATTAAATCAGGTCGGTTAATTAAGTTAGTTGGAATTATAAG